CAGAAGAAAGAATTGCAGAAAGGATAGATGCCAATATGATGAATATCAGTATACCAGATTTACATGATTTACCTAAGAAAATGTTTGATGATAAGATTACAAGATTACAAAAGAAAGCAAAAGGTAAATTAATCATCAAAGAGTATCCAACTGCATCGGCACATAGTGGACATTTCAGAGGACTGTTAAAAGAACTTGCAATCAAGAAATCTTTCAAACCAGATATTATCTTTATTGATTATCTAAACATCTGTGCATCAAGTAGATTTAAAGCTGGAAATAATATGAACTCTTATACAATTATCAAATCTATTGCAGAAGAACTCAGAGGACTTGCAGTAGAAACAAATGTACCTATTATGTCTGCAACACAAACGACAAGAAGTGGATTCTCAAATACAGATGTTGGACTAGAAGATACTGCAGAAAGTTTTGGATTACCTGCAACGGCTGACTTAATGTTTGCATTGATATCCACAGATGAATTAGAAGAACTCAATCAAATCTGTGTCAAACAATTAAAGAACAGATACAACGACCCTACAATGAATAAGAAGTTTATCATTGGAATAGATAGAAACAAAATGAAATTATTTGATGTAGAACTCAAAGCACAAGATGAACTTGTAGACCACGGTCAAAGTGAAGTACCCGTTGCTGATAAAGGACAAGGATTCGGTAAAGGACAAGGCCCTAATCTAGTAGAAAGAAAAGGCCCCAATCTATCTGGTAGACCAAATGATTCAAATCCATTCTCAAAAACAGGTCAAGAACAATCCAAAGAAGACAAATATGACAAATTCTCTAAGTTAAAAGTTTGATAAATAGAAACATATAACTATATTTAAATGGAGAAATTGATATGTCGTTACGAAGGTATATTCGTCAAGTTAGACCTATTCAAGAATATTCTATAACACCAGATGACAAAATTCAAATATTTTTGTCTGAAGCAGCATCAACTGCCTCAACTTTGTTTGAAGGAGTTATTGCTGATTGCAATAATTTATCTAGGCTAAGTAAAAATAATTTTGATAAAAAAATATTAAAACAACCATATGTATCTCAGTTTCTACCACTTGCAGATAAAATGAGTGGAGCAGCTGGAAAGGCTGCTTTTGCAACTAAAGGTAAAACTAGTAAAGAAAAATTAGATATATTATGGAATTTCTCCCAAGTATGTAAAAATGCTCTAAAAAATAATAAAGTTGATGCTGGAGCTGGACAAAGTAAAAAGAAAGTTTCAACGCCTTGGATTGAAATGAGTGAAAAAAGAGGTGGTGTAGATACATCTAAAGCAGACATCATGGTTGGTTCTTTTCAAACATCAGTTAAAGGGCCCTCTGCACTATTAATGTCTGGTGAAAAAAAAGAATCAAAAGCAACAGTCATATCTGCACTACAAACAACAAAAGTAAGTTCTGATGTAAAAAAAGTACTTATTAGTCAGGTTGAGAATTTTGCTGAAAGTACAAGAACAATAGGAGCAGATATTAATTCAACAGTTCTTAAAAAAATGTCTGTAGGTGATGCTAAAAAATCAAGTAACGAAGATGCAAAAAAAATAGTTGATGCACAATCTAAAACTAAAAAAGAAATAATTGCCACATTTAATCAAGCTTTTAAAAATAAAGCAGTTCAAGATGCATTTTGTAGAGAGGCAATGACAGGTTATGAAAAGTTTGGTGGTAAAGCATTCCCAAAAAGACCTGCTGGAGATTCTTCTGGTGAAGCAACTCATATGTTAATATGGGATTATAGAATGGATAGAATGAGGTGGACAAAAATAGATAATAAACTAATATCTGAAACAGCATCCAAAATGAAAATGGACACAACCTTGAAATCAGCTTCATATAAAGTCGGTGGAGATAAAGCAGGATATTCATTTTGGCAAACTTTGAAATTTGCAACTAAAACTTATTTAGATGCAGAAGGTAACATAGTTGCAGAAGCAGCAGAACAAATTGAAAAAAATAAACAAATGTTATCAGAGAGTATGATAAATGAGATTGAATTTAAAAATACTTTGAAAAAAATATACACAACAGCAAAAGAAAAACTAGTATCAATTTTTCAATATTTAATTCAAAAAATAAAACAAATTGTAGAAGTAGCAAAAGAGATTATAAATGGCGGCATTGACAAAATATTAAACTATTTTGAATTAGATGTAGATGTTAAAGTAAATCCTAGAGTAAATTTTAGAGTATGAACAATCTAGCAGAACAATTATTATTCGAAGATAAAGGTGGAAAGAACCTTCATCTAGAACATATAGAAGATGAGATACTTAACTATGGTATCACAGGTGGTCGTGCATCTATAAACTTTATACAGTCACTAAGAGATATGCTTGCTGGTGCAAGTCGTTCATCTATTAATATGACAGTTAAGTGGGATGGCGCACCTGCAGTATTTGCTGGAGTAGACCCAGAAGATGGTAAGTTTTTTGTAGGAAAGAAATCAGTCTTTAATGTAGAACCCCAACTTTATAAAACAAATGCAGATGTTGACAAATATACATCTGGTGATTTAAATAAAAAACTTAAAGTTGCATTAGCAGAGTTTCCAAAATTAGGTATCAAAGGAGTTTTACAGGGTGACTTAATGTTTACAGATGATGTATCTACAGACACTATAGATGGTAAGAAGTATTATACATTTCAACCAAACACTATTGTTTATGCAGTAGATGTTGATTCAGATTTTGGAAGACAGATTAAGAAAGCAAAGATTGGTGTTGTTTGGCATACAACATATACAGGTAAAGAGTTACAAAGTATGAAAGCATCTTTTGGAGTAAATATATCAAGTCTTAAAAATGTAAGTTCGGTTTGGATGGATGATGCAACATTTAAAGATGTATCAGGAAGTGCAACATTTACAGAAAAAGAAACAGAAGCAATAACAAAAGAATTGTCTGTTGCTGGTAGAACATTTCAAAAAATTAATGCATCCATGTTAATTAAGTTTTTAAATTTACAAAATAGTTTTACAGGTGCAATAGTTGGAGCAGGATTAAAGACATACAATAATGTTAGTGTTAGACAAGGTAAACCAATTACAAATCCTAAGGCACATGCAATGGGTTATGTCAAACATGTAGAATTAAAATTACAAGAAATGATTGATAAATCAAAAAGTCCTAAAGGAAAAGATAAGTATAGAAACTTACAAAAAGAATATAAAAGAGAAGTAATGAAACATGTTGGAAACTTAACACAAATAATTACATTTCAAAATGCGATTGTAAATGCTAAAATGTTAGTAGTGAAAAAATTAAATCGTGTTAGAAGTATTGGAACATTTATTAAAACAAGTAACGGATTTAAAGTATCAAACCCAGAGGGGTATGTTGCAATAGATAGAGTATCAGGTAACGCTGTAAAATTAGTAGACAGAATGGAGTTTAGTTATAATAACTTTACTGCCATCAAAGCATGGGATAAGTAGAATGAAAAAATTTAACGAATATACACAATTAACCGAAGCAAAATATGGTGCAATATATGAACCTAAAAATATTAAAACCTATGAAGATGCTTTAGACCCAGAAGTTTTAATTAGAGGAATGGGTAGACTTTTATTAAGTCAAATAAAAAGAAACATATTAGACAAATATAAAGAATTAGCTCTTGATATGAGATTATCAACTAATCCTGCTAGTGCGGGTAAAGGAGCAGAATTTGGCGAAGACCACTTATATAAAATACAAAATCAATTAATATATTTTGTTGGAGCTTTGGCAGATGTTGAAAAAGAAATGAAATCATCACAGTACAAAAGAAAACTGACAATATTAAAAAAGAAATAATGAAAAAGTTTATAGACATAGTAGAAGCACCTAAAACAGTATCATTTACTTTTGGTAGATTTAATCCACCAACGACTGGTCATGAAAAACTATGTGATGCTGTAAAGAAAGCAAATCCTAGTGACTATAAAATCTTTGCCTCTCAATCACAGAATCCTAAGAAAGACCCATTACAATATGCAAAGAAAATTGCATATATGAAACAATCGTTTCCTAAACACAAAAATAATATTATAGTATCAAAGTCTAGAAATATTTTTGAAATATTAGTAGAACTAAACAGTTATGAAAATCTTATCATGGTTGTAGGTTCTGATAGAGTTGCAGAATTTAAAAAAATAATCAACACATATAATGGTGTTAAAGCAAGACATGGATTCTATGAATATAAAACAGTACAAGTATTAAGTGCTGGAGAGCGTGACCCAGATGCTGAAGGTGTATCAGGAATGTCTGCATCTAAAATGAGAGCAGCTGCAGTCGATAGTGATTTTGATTCATTCAAACAAGGAACACCACTTAATGATACACAAGCTAAAAAGTTATACTTTGATGTTCGTAAGTCTATGGGTATCAGAGAAGAATTGAATTTATCTGATTTAGAAACACTAAGAGAATTATATCTTTCAGAACAGATTTGGAATGTTGGGGAATTAGTTTTAGCACACGATAAACCATATGAGATTATTCGTAGGGGTACAAACTACATAACTGCTATAGATGAAACTTATAAGTCACATAAGTTTTGGTTACATGAAATTTCTATGTATGAGATGAGTGGAACTGCTTTAAAGAAAATATCACAAGAGTTTAAAGACAAAAGTAATGATTTTTCACATGGAAAGGAGTTTGCATTTTTATCTGGGTTGATGAAAACAATTAATCATAGAATACTAGCAAAAGATTTAAAATCGTTTATAACAAGACATGTAGAAATAAAAAGTGATATAATAAAAGTATTAACCAAATATCTAAAACCATATGAAGTTAAAGCTCTTACAGAAGTTAAACAAGATAAAGATATCAAAGACAAAGAAGGTACTCAACCTGCTAAGTATTATGGAAACAAGATTGCAAAATCTACTAAAGATAAAAGAGATGCACAGTTTAAGAAGCAAACCAAAATGGATGATGATGACCCAGATGCTTACAAACCAGCACCAGGCGATGCAACAGGAAAAACTAAACCATCTAAACATACTAAGAAGTTTAAACAGATGTTTGGTGAAGATGACGGATGTTGGGATACTCATAAAAAAGTTGGCATGAAGAAAAAAGGAAACAGGATGGTTCCTAATTGTGTTCCAAAAGAAGAAGATAATCCGAGAATTCCTAGAAAGAAAGGACAACCTGCTGGAAGTAAAAAACATTCAGACTTATATACAGATGAAAACCCAGAGGGTACAATTCAAGGATTAGGATTTAAAGATGTAGAAACTTCAAAGTCAAGTGTTGCAAAGATTGAAAGGTCTGATAGAACACATGCACACAAAATACAAGCTGCAGTTGCAATGGAACAGAGAGCAAAAGAAATGGGTAAGAAAGCAGAAGCTGCAATCTATCGTACATACATTGAAA